CTCGTGATGGCTACCGTGGGATTGGTGGTGTCGATAACAGCCGCGGGGTCGGCAATGTCCTGGGTGGAGATAATTAGTTCATCGTACCAGACATTAGCTACTGGATTACTAACTGTGTTGTCCTTGTTGGTATTGTATGGCAATAGCCATACTTTACCCCACTTATCTCCTTGCGCACCATCGAAGCTCGCATTTAGCGTAAATGTATATGACTGAACCTTTACCGTGGGCTGTCCTTCACGCCCAATCCAATACTCAACCGTGCTATTCGGATAACAGCCCTGTGAAAAGGTGGCGCATGCGCCGACTCCACCCGCAACGAAAGTGCCGACGCTAACTCTCACCTTGACCGTCATCCATTCGTTCATCGCATACGGGAAACAATTAGAGAGATTGCCAACAATAACCTCGGATCGCGGACAATGGCCACTGTAGGCATTTTGCCGCCAGAACTCTCCTGATGGAACAATCCCACCGGATTGTTCAAAGACAAAAGAAGTTCCCTGCCAAGTGCCGGGACAGCCGTGGTAGCCCTGCAAAAATCCGGAGTTGTTTGTATTCTGCATGACGATTTCGAGTTCAGTACAGCTCGTCGCGCAGCCCGTACCGTTCGGTTGGCAGGTTCCAGATTTATCCCCAGTAGAAATATCCACGGTTTTCCAGCCGCCGCTGCCCGCATATGCTCTAATTCCGGTGCCAGCAGGACAGTTACTATAGAGAAAATCGCATGAGAATCGCTGGCGCATTTGGATATAAAAGGTCTGCCCGCTACCGAATCGCTGAGAAAGATCGCTTGAGAAGTTAGTGAAGAACTGCCCACCCGCGCCCGAATCGGACAGTGCGGGAATAGTAAACTTGAGTGAGCTGCCACCCGAGGCAGACACGGTGCTATCGCGCACAGGGCAATCATCCGTACCGGGAATGGTATTACATGTGGAGAAGTTATTGCGGAAGCGGCCAAAGTTTGAACCAATCGCCGTACTGCCAGCAGGACCAAGATCCGCGTCGGTATCGAAGCCGTTACAGCGAACCACCCCAGCCGCTGCACAGCGCTGGGCAAATGTCTGGCCGCCACCGCTTGTAAGCGTAGTGGCTTGCGCGATCGTTGAATAGGCGCTTAGATTTCCCGATGCGTCGGTTGCCCTAACCCGGTAGCGGTAAAGCGTTGATGCACTCAAGCCTATATCGTTTTGCGCAGTCAATGTTGGCGTATAGACTTGGACAAAGTTGACGCATGCCGCGCCCGCGCAGCGCTCAACTTGATAGCCAGTTACGCCAACCGCATCGAACGATGCCGTCCACGTTAGATTGATTTGATTTGAACTGATAACTGTGGTCGTCAAGCCGGTTGGTGCTGTAGGTGGCGTGGTATCCGGCGTTGATGCTCCGTGCTTATAAAGCCAAAACTGCATTCCGGTGTTTTCATAATTCAGAACGGCGATTACACCCAGCGCCGGAACAGGAACCGCCACAGTTCCATGTACCGGACCATCAACAGACGCGCCAGTCATCCAAGGCGGGTCCGTGTTGGAAGATTGTGCCCAGGTATTAGTTATCTGATTGTACTCATATAGATGGTAAGCCCCAGCGCCGTTAGAACCCCAATAGAGCAAGTGACCGCCAACAGGATCGGCTACTAATACGCCGCCGTCCGTGACGTTGTTTTGAACATGGATCGTAACCGGCGCATCGGCTATTTTGGTGATAGTGCCCGCCGCATTGACCTTCCACATTTCTTTTAATTCGTGCCCGATGCTGTCATGCCCGCCGCCAAAATATACGACGTGTTCAAAAGATGAGTACACAGCCACAACGTCATAAGGCCCTGAATTAGACACGGTATAGGTGATTGATTGCGTGTTGCCCCATGTATTCGTTGCCGCGTTAAACTCGCTGTAGGCGGGAAAATCGCCGCCAAACATGACAACGCGGTCGCGCTCGGGGAAATAAGCTAATGCTCGCGAAGCGCTTGAAGTGGAGGGAATATCGGCCTTTCGCGTGAACGTGTCTGCTACCGGGTCGTATTCAATCATCCAAGGGGAATTATACTCATTAAGATAAAGTTTTCGGTTAGCCGTGTTAAAAGCGTTATGCATGTAGGAGTGGCCGGTTAGCCGCCCGCAACCGGAATTGCCGCCTGGGACTATGACACATCCGTTGGGGTTATAGAGATTGGTGAAACTGGCGTCGGGGTCTTCATATCTGAGCCGTGTCCAAACGTCCGAGTTCACGTCGTAGCGCATGATCGTAGAAAAACAGCAGTTCCCATGCGCGCCGCCGTAGTAAAAAAACTGATTGTTGATGGAATCGTAAGCCCACTTATTTGAATACTGTGTAGTGTAATCAGTTGACGAATTACCGCGAAAATAGCCGGTGGTGCCAATGCCGGTCGTTGTAATCTGAGTCCATGCCCCTGGAGCGAGATTGGCGGCAGCAGTCGACAATACACTAGCGTTCCCAACGCTATGCGCCATGAGCAACAACAGGAAAATCAAAAGAAAACTTATGCTCATTTTACGGTTCATTGATTTACCCTATGGCGTATTGCTGTTGAGCCTGTCAGAGTCCGGATTTCCGCCCCAATATGAGCGTAACTTCGTTGAGTAGTCCAAACCCAATTCATTGCCACTGAACCTGAGCTTGTCGAGTCCGCTACGTTCGTCGCGTAGCCGGTGCCCGCACTCTCAGCATTATTTAACCGTTCCGTTCCTGTGCTGGTAAAATTTCTCGCACTACTCCCGGCATCAACGACCAAAACATCTGACACCATATTCCCAGAGGTGACTGGAACCGTAAGATTGGTGGTTGTGTTCAGCGAGCCGCTGAACAATACGATATCTGTCACTGGCGCACCGGAAGGCGTAACAGGGTCTACCCCGATATACGTTTCTGCCGAGCAATAACCAAGTTGCCCTGTAGTGTTAAACGTAACGACTACGCCCTGCGCTCCTGCTGGTGGGGCGACTAGCTCGTAAATCTCGGCATGTATATCAACGCTGAAGTCTCCCGTTGAGTTGGCCCGGCCAAGAAAGTTCATCGTATTACCGCCGTAGGTAATGCCAGTGAGCGTATTAGCGCCAAGCACCGCCCAGGCGCAGTGAACGCGCACATAATCTGGCACGCCGGCCGGCGTGTGTGTCCATGAGGCGGTTGATCCGGTATTGATCGCCGCCGAATTGCTCGCAGCATCGAAAACCACGGCACCCCAGGCATTCACAGTAAGGAGCCATAACAACAAAGTAAAAAATAATGGCCGCACTTTTAGTTGACCGTATAGGTGATAGACACAGACATTCTATGCGCCGTACCGCCTGCTACACCCGTTCTGATACCAAGCCAATCACCCGCGCTAAGTGAGGTATTTTGCAGCGTAGCACTGCAAGTTGTAGCGCCATCTAGACCTGTAACGCCTGTCGTTTTGCTACAGGCTTGGGCGCCTGCCGCCGCGGTAGCTAGAGCGGATGAGACTATATCGACGGCAGTGCCTAATCGATCACGTTGCGGTATGATATTAGGTGTACCTGTATCTGCCCTCACCGTGATTTCCACTAAAGTAGAAGGCGCACTGATAAAACAATCTTGTCCGTCTATAGTCACGCCAAAGTCGCCATTGACCAAAACGCCACCGGCGCTAGAACCAGGCACAATAATAGTACAAGTGCGCTGAGTATTGACCACCGCCATTTTTGCCGAACTGACAGCATTAGACGCGATGGTAGTGGCATTACTACCGCTCGTAGTCACGTCTCCAGATAACTCTGCCGCAGTCATGGCCGAGGCATTGCCGCGCATCAAGCCGACTAGGGTTGAAGCCGTACCGGTGCCGCCATTGGCTACAGGAAGCGTACCGCTAACATCGGCAGTCAGACTAACGGCCGCAAAGGTCGGCGCGCCAGCCGCATTGCCGTGTAAAAGGGTCGTGGTTGTGCCCAGGCTGCCCAATACGGAGGTTGCTTGGCTCCCTGCACCTAAAACTATGCGCGAAGCGGTTAAAGCCGCCGCGCTCGTCACGCAGGTCGGACAAGATAAGGTAGCTGATGTTGTGATTGGGGCTTGAGTCGTGGACAACGGCGCGCTAATCGTAACGCTCGTGACCGTACCACCCGCTCCAGGAGCACCACCATCGATCAATAGGCCGTTAGCATCAGTGGTAACAAGGTGACCGGCTGTGAAAGCGCCGGTTGATGGTCTTACTGTGCCGCTAAAATTCAAGACCGTCCAAGTCTTGTCTGTGCTGGCGATTCCGCTGGTATCGAAAATAAGAAAAGGCGCAGCGCCAACGGTAAACCCGGTCGCCGCATTTATGACGCCGCCGCTCTCAGATAGGCTGCCGCTCGTGTCTGCGGTCGTGGCGCCTGTGGCTATTAGATATTTCCCGGTGGTCATGCCCGTTAGGCCCGTGCCACTGCCGTTCGTGCCGCAGGTAATCGTTAATGGCGAAAGTGAGGTAACATTTAGATGATTGCTACCGCTCTCAATGCAGAGCGGAACGGCCGACATGCTGAAAGTGCTAGCGCCGGTAAAATAAGGCACTCTCGCATTGGAGCCGACCAAAGCGGCCAAGGAAGTCAGGTTGGCGTTTAGCGGTTGGGTTTCCGCCGTGGTCGCAACTGTCAGCGTCGATCCGTTGGCTCCGTATTTGACTCGGTTTGATGTGCTGTCATATGCGAAGCGTCCTGAGAGTGTCGGAGCGGCGCCTGTGGCCGTGGGCACGGTAAAGGATAACGCATTGGCAAAGTTCTGGTCGCCAGTTGAAAACGCGTTGCTCTGATCGGTCTGAACGGCCAAGGAACCTAGATTAAACGTCGGATTGCCGCCGCCCGTGGGGTTGGTGATGCTGATTCGGTTAGCGGTGCCGGTAAGGGTTAAAGCCGAATAGGTGTTAGCGGCAGTTCGCGCCATGAAGCCGGTTAGGGCAAAGTCGGAATCGCCTATCAGTCTCGTTGAGGCGTTGGGTATAGTGAAAGTGCGGGTAGTTGCCGCGGTAAAGCCGGAGATATTAAACTTGGCTATCTTGGTCGGGTCTGCCGTATCTAAAAGGCTAAAACTGTTAGACAGAAACGCATGCGTGCCGGTCCAAGCATAGTTCGCGGTTTGATCTATTGTCGCTGCCGATGAACTCGAAAGAAGACGCCAGCGGAGCGACGTTGAATCGTATTGCAGGGTTATCGATGTGTCCGGTGGAATGGTCTGATTGCCAGTGAGGGCAAACCGATTCCCCGCTATTGACGAAGCGGATTCGTCCACCAGGGTATAATTGAAACTACCGATGTTATGCAGGGTGAAAATCCGACCGTCCGAACCGCCCGCCAATCCGGTTATGTTGCGACTGGCGGTGGTGGATATTCTAAGTGTACTGGCCGTGGAAAGGCCGGTCGGATTGTAGTTGTCTTGGTCTGCGATAATAATCGGCGGGGTAAGAGTGCCGATTAGTTCAAAACGATTAAATTGCCCAAGAGGGGCAACGACGTTGCCAGCAAAGCCGCCCGTGGCGGTGAGTATATCTGTAGTCTTATTGAACAGCAGCCCTGTATCGCCACCAAATATACCGGCATCATTGAATTGGACTTGGGTATCTGCACCCGCGGGCGTGCCGCTACCACCGCCACCTGTGCCACCTCCAATAACTACCCATGCGCTACCGTTCCACTGACAAGTGTTTTGAGAAGATCCGCCGCCCGTTGTGCAAGTGCTGGCGTTGAGTGCGTCAGTAACAACAACCACGGTATTTGCTGTTGGGCTTGCCGGCTTGGTGGCATTAGTAACGCGGGGTATCGCGGAAGTGTCGAGTGTCGAAAAATTATTGTTATACTGCTCGCCCCATGTGCCGGGCGCAGCAGGCGGTAGGGCCAGGTTACGGTTCGGAGTGAATTGAGTTTGCGCTTGGGCTGAAACTTGAAAAATAATTAACAAAAGAGCAACTAAGTATGCTACAGTGTGCCATGCCTTTCCAAAAACAAGATGCTTTTGAACGGTTTGAAAAATTCTCAATGCCGGTGCCAATGAGCGGTTGTATTCTTTGGCTAGGCTACGTAAACAACTGGGGTTACGGCGAATTTTGGTATGAAAGAAAAAAGCATGAGGCACACCGTTGGATATGGGAGCAGACCTATCATTTGCCGATTCCTGAAAAATATGAGGTAGATCATCTTTGCCGAGTTCGTTCATGTGTTAACCCTTACCATCTAGAGCCTGTCCCCCATCGAATTAATATGGCTCGTAGCCCTATCGCTCTGACAGCCCTCAATCTTGTTAAGACAATTTGCCCCAAAGGGCATGTCTATGATGAAACTAATACTTACAGACATGGAGGCCGCCGATATTGCAAAAAATGCACATATACGAGAGTCTGGGCGCGGCGTCATAAAGTTGTTACCCAGTAAGTGGCTCCAAGGCTTCCTGCGCCTACGTTTTCGACTCCACCTAAAGAGGCCACGTCTTCTAGCGACGTTGATTTCCAAACTCCTGCCACATTCATGGTAGTAACCCAGTAAGTTGCACCTAAAGAGCCGGCCCCGACGTTTTCGACCCCCCCGATTTTAGCCACATCGTTCAGGCTCGTATCCTTGAATGTCTCAGCCATTATTGCCCCTGATCCCCGAGTTTCTTTAACTCCTCGATCAGCCGGTTGATCGTTATCTGCCCAATCGGGCCGCTGACATACGGAGAGGCGGCGGATCCTGCGCTCGGCTGTCCGGCAAAGTTAGGCAGACCAATCCCGCTCTCTGACAATCTGCCGCGAATACCCGAGCCGCCGAAGAATAAACCCGTTCCCGGTATTTTCAATTTGGTATCGCCGCCGCCTAGCGGAGCGCCACGCCTTGCCGCGGCTCCTAACTCGTCCGCACCGACCTTTTCCATTTCCGCCGCCGCCATGTTGTGTGCGCGAGCAAGCGCCCCGGCATTGATTTTCGGGCCCGTTGCACCTTGTTGAAAAATGTCCTCGGCATTTTGCTTAATCATGCCGAGCGTCGTAATGCCCTTGCGAAAAGAGTCATTTATCTGATGGTAGATATTCCCCGTACCGGGAGCGATGTTATCGAGTTTGTCTGCAATAGCTTGGCGGAGTTCAAAATTAGCCTGCTCCATTTCATGCCCTAGAATCTTCCCCTCAGGTTGCTTTGCCGCAATTCGAGCGCGTGCCCCAATTTCCCGTGCTGCTGTCATTGCGTTCTCTATTGAAATTGGATTGCCTGAAGTTTGTCCGCCTAAGACCATATGAGCAGGCGCCGTAGCACCCTGCTCCGTGATATTTTTCGTCATGGTGCTGAGGTTTGCTGCATAGTCTGCTTTGGGTAAATATTTATTGATAATCCCGGTGATTGTCGGGTCTTGCAGAAACGCATTTGGCCCCACTTTGCTTGCAATTTCGTTTATGCCCGCCTTGTATGCATCATCTAGCGCCTTATCGCCCTTGCCGCCCATGACCACATCAAAGAACCGTGTTGGAGTAAATTTTTTCCCACCAACACCGGGGATAATCTCAGCGAGTTTGCCGCCGTACTCGTCAAGTAGCTTTTGCGCTCCGCCTTTCAGTTGCCGACCGACATAGCCGGCACCGGCGCCGATTGCCTTACCTACACCTTCGCCAAGCATCTGGCCTGCCGCCGCGCCGCCTGCTTCCTTCGCTACCTCTACAGGATCTCTTTCCCCACCTGCTACACTGCCAGCTGTTGCGCCGAGGGCCGATGCGCCTGCGCGAAAGAGCCAAGGTGCTATCTTTGCGGCTGCTGCATATTGTCCAACGACTGGAATTGCTTGTGCCGCGGTCAAGCCGGCTAATGCGCCCCATTGCCCCGGCGTGTCAGGTACTAGCATTGACGCCGCTTTGCCAACGTAGGGCACTTTTTCCACCGCCTCTCTTGGCATCCGTGCATATTTGGTCAGCGTGCCCTCTTCTTTAACAGGAGCAAAATCCTCCCAAGGTGCAGGCGTTACGGACGGAAGTCCAGGTGATCGAGGCGCTTTCCATGCGGCCGCTGTCGGTGCGTCCATAGGGACGATCTTCGCGTCCTGGCTCGCTCCCTGCTGATAATCTTCCCACGGGCCAGCCATTATTATTGAACCTTCTCCCAACTATTTCGATCAGCCGGATTGCCGCCCTTGAAACGATAACCTTTGCTGACAGTGCCGACTGCCGGCGCTCCTGCCCCTTGTCCTGTTGGAGCAGAGCCGCTACCCGAGCCACTAGGAGCTCCCCCACTGTAGCCGCCTTGACCTGCCGGCGCTGGCTGCGCTCCCATGTCACTGATGATTAAATCGGGATTGAGGCCGAATCCTTTCGCCCTGCGCGTAGTTTCATTGACGCGCTGTTCGTGCTGTTTAGCTTCGGTTTGATAGAGCTGGTTTGCGCGATTTAAGAAATCCTGCCTCTGTCCTGTTGTTAGTTTCTTACCGCTCCAGACTGAACCAACCGTATCCCATGACAACCCGAGCCGTTCCAACATTGGTTTCGCAGCAGCAGCCGAAGCAAATTCCGACTCTCTAACTACACTGCCGGGGTCAAGCATTTTCATATAGTTGTAGACCATCGACAAATCGCCCGCGGGCGAGGGATTTGTAGCCGATGCTTGGATGCGATTATATGAATCTCTTACCTTTTGAAATGGGGCGCTCTGAGTATTAAATTCTGTCGCCATTTTCGTCGCTTCATTAAATTGCTGATATGGCGAGATGTTACCGCTTGCTGGCCCTTGCAAAGCCCTTGATGCAAGAGCGCTATCTCTGGTTGCTTGCGCATTGAGCAGATTGCGGCGTTCTTCCAATAGTGGGTCTTCCTGTTTTGCGCGTTGATCCACAAACTGCGTAATCCCTGGCCGGTTAATTTTGGCCACTTCTTGTGCCGACGGCTGACCTTCCGAAGGCCGCACACTCGGCAACCCCTTAATTGCCTCCTGCGCCTGATTTTCCTGATCTATCGCCTGTTGTGTCTTTTTATTGCTCAACTCCTTGCCAGCGATAGTAGCAGGAGTCTCTAACATTGTATTAAATTGTTGAGGATTGGCACCCGTAGCCTGGCCAAACTTCATCATGAAGTTTAAATCGAGCGGTCTTTCAGGCAGAGGCGGAGTTGCCGGAACATCCGGCCCTTTTACTAACGATGGGCTGTTTTCTGGCCTCGGTGACGCCTCCAGTCCGGGTTGTGCTGCATATTGGTCACGAAGTTTATTGAGCCCTTCCTGTCGTATTCCTTGCAAAGCTGGCCCAATCATCTTTTCCATCAAGTTCTCGGCACCCTTGAGCGGAATACCCGATTGAAGTGCAGTTGTCACAAATTTAGTCCCTAATTCAGGGATTTTAGTTTCATCGGTATTAGCGTGAATTTCTTGAAGCAATGCGGGTAATTGATTATTGATAAAATTGTCCACGCGTTTCGCTTGATCGTTCAGAGTTTGCTGGCCCGTCGTTTGACCGCCAAACGCCTGCGCTACGTTGCCGACTACCGTGCCGCGTCCCGCTTGTGCCAAAAAGTCTGCTAGTCCCATAATCAATTACCTGGCTACATGAACAGAGACAGAAGGGAGGCAGCGCCAGTGCTTTCGGTGCCGCTGCTGCCGCCGCCGCTGCTGCTAGCTATGCCGCCTTGACCGCTCATGCCGCTGCTTGTACCGTAGCTCGTGCCGGATCCCTGAGAGTACCGTCCGGACTCAATGGCTAGGGCTATCTTCTTCATCCAGGAATCAAGGAGGGCCTGCTGGGTCTGCTCGTTAAACGCCGTTTGCCGTGTAGCCTCGCCCGTATCGAAAGCCGTTCGTGACGCTCCTTGGCCCACATCGAAAGCCGTTTTTCGCCCTGCTTCGGTTGTCTCCGCTCCTAGTCGGCCCTGGAAGGCATCGCGTGCAGCCTGTTGGAGGTTGCTAAGGTAGGAACGGTCCATTGAGGAACGCGCCGATCCTTCAAGATATTGCGACGGTGAATTGAGCGCTCCCGACTGCGCCAACTCCTCACGCTGTTGTGCGACAGATTGATCGTATGCCTGCTTTAATTTGGATTGTTGAGTTCCGTAAAGGGAACTTTCCAGCTTGTCAAACCCTCCAGGTGCAACCGAAGTAAATTGCGCTCCTGTATACGCGCCGGGGGTATATTGCGGATTATACGTTGGATCCGTAACCCCGGCCTTGGGTGTAAATGCGTATTTCCCCGTCTTATCGTTTTGGCCAATATTAGCCCAATGCTGATATGGATCCGCGCCATAGTTAGGATCACTAGCCACCTCGGGGTGTGCCTTCACATACGCGGCAGCATCGAAGTTCTGAGGACTCTGATCGTATGACGGGCCGCTGGCAAACTGCCGCGCCTGGTTCAGGAAGTCTGCGTTATACTTAACTCCACTCTCTGAAGTCTGCTCGGACTGACTTTTACTTTTCTGTTTGCTACCGCCGCCGCTGACGCACTCGGCAAGTGGCCCCGAGTATTCGTAACTGTCGCGTTCAATAACTACGCCAGTGGTCAAGTCGATTATAACTTTAGTTGATATGCGCATTAGTTTGCCCATAGCGGTTATTTCTCACGAAATGAAATTCGTAATCCTCATCTTTGTGGCGGTGAAACGCATAGGCGCGGGCGTTCAATCCCCTAACTATCTGACTGATTACTCTTAGCGCGTTGCCGGGAGTAATGAGTACAGCCACAAAAACCAGCGGCCCGGCGGTTAGATCGCATTTTAGCAGCACATCAAAGTCAAGGAGTCTCACCGCATTGATAAGTTCGGGGTAAAACTGCACATAGCCGAGCAAAAACTGTTTGTCAGGCTCATAAAACAGGCGGTCATTTTTATGGCATAGCTCAAGAGTGTCATCTATCTCATCGTCGGTTAGGAACGGAAAGTGTTCTACCATCAGTTGCTCTAGTCCGCCCACTAGAATATCAGCACCCTTATCGCCATTGCTGCGCTAGTCTTTAGATAAATGCGGCTCGTATCCCAAGGGGTCCCATCGCTTGTATATACCGATCCCGCCGCATTCTGGCTGATAACAATGTACCCGATTGGTATGGTTCCCAAGCCATGCTCTATCGAAAATTCCGCATCGGCGGACTGGGAGCTTGAATCAACAAAGGCGGTCTTATCGATCCCCTTGCTGACAATCTCTTGGAACTGCGGCTCCAATACCCCTGTTTGCTGTACTATGTTCATTTGACTATCCAGGAACTGCAGCTCACCCCAACAATAAGGTTATTTGGCACGTCCCACACAACATTAGTCTGAATGTTACTATTGTCCGTACTGTCAACGGCGATGCCGGTAGCGTTTAGGAAATGCCCGCGGCCCGTGCCGCCGACATAGAGATTATTGTCTACAGTTTGCAAGAAAAGCCGCCCGATACCGAACTGAGAAACAGCGGAATTTCGCGCCTTGAGCGTCAAGTCTACGTGTATAGACGCGAGGTTGTATGTTACCCCGCTAATGTTGGTTATCGTAGGGGCAAAAAACAGGACACCGCCGAAGTAATACCGTAACTGACAGTTTGACCCCGTGACGATGTTCATCAAAAAATCTTGAGATACAAAGATTGATTTAGTTGTTCCAAGCGCATTAGCCGCAACGAATATGGGAGTATAAAGTTCCGCCTCACCTACGAATGCGGAACTTGGCTCGCCCACATCGTTTACGACCGTAGACAGCGTAACATTAAAGTTATTGAATAGAGTGTTTATGTTGGCGTTTGTTGCCGCTAAGTCACTCGTCAAGTTATGGATTTTGGCTTGCTGAACGTTAGCGCCGGTGGCAATATTGGCATCTAACAACCCGCCGTTATGATCGGCATAGAGGGTGTTAATCTGATCGTTGACCTTGGCCGATTCCGCAACTTTGTTCGGCTCAAAATCCCCGTGTGGTTTTGAAATGATTGACATTTATGGACTCGCGTTTAGCGTAAATACGTCATAGGTGCGTTTGTCTTTGATTCGCATTTCAGTTTCGACTTGAAAGAATCTGAAGTCCGAACCATCGCCGGTATTCTGAAAGTTAAGCGATAAATAGCGCCCGTAACGCCCGTCTAATACCGAGGTGCGCGCGCTGTTAAAGGACGGCCCCGCCCACTTGTTTACATCCCATTGCCCCACATCCCAGACCAAGCTAGCCGTGGTATCGGCTGAGACAGAGCCACTAGAAAACTGCCTCTGAAAATAATCAACGCCAAAATAGACTTGCTTGGTGGCGTCAAATACCGGCTTAATCCACCTGACCTGTTTATTTACGGCTGGATCCCCCAGATATCGGGTAGTAAACCCGCACATATAATCAACGCCCAAATCCTGTTTCCCCACATCGAGCCGGTTAATATGCCCAACGCCCGATTGTCCGGCTAGGAATTCGCCGTTATCCGCTCCACCGTCCCATTCCGCAAACGAGTCGCAATTAAATCCCGTGTAAAACGTCCACGCCAGCTGTGAGCCAGCCATGTCGAGATTAGTGCAGACCCAAAGCGTGTCATTGGGGCCACCGGCATTGTTAAAACTCAGGAAATACTGCCGTTTCTTGCGGTAATACTTGCCCACGGCGTTACGAAAGTATGAGGTGAAAAGCGGGTCTATCTTGGCCGATATGAGCTTTACGTCAAAGCCGTCAGTCAAATAGACGCCGTCCTTGCCAAGAAATACTACTCCTACCGCAACAACTGTCCCGTTAGATAAAGCTGTTACGGTGTCAACGGTCCACGGCGCTATACATCCAACACTTGAGTATTGCCGGAATGCGTTACCCAAGAGCGGCGAGCCCTCAAGGCGCCATAGCCCTGAAGTTTTGCCGCATATAAGAACTTGATTGGCTGCTTTTAGAAAACTTGCTGTGCCGCCTTGATTGTCGCTAATATTTAGCAGAGCGGCCGCTTGCCAAATATTGTCTACATTGAGGTCGGAAAATCGTACTCCCCCACTTGTGAGCGCATACATGCGATCAAGGTAAAACTCAATCTGAAGCGCAACGGGCGGAGTGCCGCCAACTGCGGCCACAGTCGTGCCGTTATACGACTGCATGGGTTCCACGCCATTAGTCCAGTAAACTTTATCCTTGGCTGTCCAGGTCACGAAGGAGAACCGCTGCGAAGGGGTGAGAGAGTCCATAATTGAAGTTGGTAAGCCCGTCACGTCATTGACGGTAAAGACATTTTCGCCAGTCGTAGCGAGCTGTATGCTCTGGCCGTCCTGTTTATAGAATCGGTAGAGCGATTTTATTGAAGTAGTATTAAGGGCCCCGGCTTGCGTGTATCGAGTCTGCCCACCGCGGCCAATCAGATAACCGGCGGAAACCGGATACATATTAATGCAGTTCAGAAGTTCGTTAGGGGCAATAGCTAGGGGAGCACCTCGCAAATTTATGCCGCCCGAGAAGTCCGTAAGTATTTCAGGTTTTAGAGTTGCCATTTCATTGCTAGGTAGCTATAGTTTGGCTCGTGCAGGAATCCTGGGCAGGACAGACGATCAGGCTGCGGCCTGAACCCGTCAAATGGCGGTTCGACTCCGCTGGGAACGCCGGTTCGACTCCGGGCCTGCACATTAATCCCAAGGGCTGATTATCCTGCTATCCCTAGCTCTTTGTGCTGCCAGCATACGGGGTAGTGATACCGCTTGTTGTCCAGGCTTAGGTGATAAGAATCCTGCGCCTTCACTTCTCCTTTGCACTGCGGGCAATAGATAGGCTGCATGCCGCCAACTACAGTCGGATCAGAGTTGCTGCCTTCTACTTTTTGAGTGAGCGGCTTGATTGCCGGTG